CCTCTCTCGTCATGATCTTGGTCTCCGTCGGCGTTCATCGCCGACTCACCATGCACCGCCAAAGGCCGCGCCGTCTGTGGGCTGGTTTTGATGCTTACGGCGAACCAGCTCCTGCTGCATGATGTTCATCGCTGCCCGCAGACCAGCGATCTGAGTGCGGTCCGACTCGGAATAAGGTTTCCCAGTAGGCTTTACCGGCTTCTCTTCGCCAAACCACAGCCGATATCCAGAGGCAGAGGTAGCCGCGAGCACCTGCGGGTCGCCCTTCTCGGGATTGATCCGGCTCAAGTTTTCCAATTCCATGCATAAAATTAGCGCCAAGTTTTTGTCGCTAGTGCCCAGCGAACGCTGTATCCGCTTCCCTGTTGAAGGATCTTGCCAGGTCGCACAAAAAACCTGCCGGTTGGCAGGTTGGTAGGGGGTGATGGATTGTGCCTCGGCCACTAGATGATTCTTAGGTGGAGCGAATGAAGTTTATATTTTCTCTATTAAATATATCAGTTATTTTTATTGAAATATCATCAAGAAATAAAGGCCCTAAAACCTTAGCTTCAATCTCAAATGCACCTGTAAACAGACTCATGTTTGATACTAGTATAACCTCACTAATCTTTGATATTTTATTACACAATTCTCTTACTTTTTCTCTTTCTGTTTCAAATATTACATACTTCAAATAAAATCCTTTATTGGGGTCATCTTGATATTTTTTCAAATTGTTAAATTGACTGTTTTTTAAGTCCTCAACTGATTTTGTAAGGACCCTAAGATTTTCAATAATATACTCCGCTTGCGGTAGTTCCTTTGACTCTATTTTTGCTGCGGTAAATTCCCCGAAATGTTTCAGATAAGGAGAGTAATTCGCTTCAGTTATCGACTTCTCATAACTAGCCTTAATCTTTTCCGCCAGTTTTTTCTTAAAGTCAATTATTTGATGAAACCTAAGCTCTCTCGGATAATTTAAGTGCTCAATGCAGCTTGTGTCAAATGAATAGGATGTCTTATCATCTTTTATTAAAATAACAGCCTTATCAAAAGCAAGCCTCATACCAAGCTCAAACATGACATTAGGATTCTTTCCACTTACATCACAAACGACTACAGGATCTTTATAAAGGTTGTTAACAATTCTAGATTGGATTGTTCCGATGTCTTCCGAGTCACTAACTAGGCGAGGATTAAACCCCGCATCTCTTACAGCCTCTTCAATAATTTTTTTCACCTCTGACCAGTGACCTTCACTGCAGCCATCAATAGCTGCAATCGGCATGACTATGCCACAAGTCAATTCTTTGGCTTCAGTTGCTTCTTTGGGATCTACTACTTTCTCAGTCTTTGGAATGCTTTTTGAACTCATCTTTTTTCCCTCGATTATTTATTAAGTCTTGGCCATCATTTTTCTATAAAACCTCAGTTTCCCCAGCGTCCCCCGGATATCCGCGAGCGCCTCATGCGCCTTCTCAGCCTGCGTCTGCAGATGGCAATCAGTGACGAAGGCCCCGTACCGTCCTGCTTGGAGTAATGGCTTCATTCTTCGTTATACTTTTCGAGAATATGGTTAACGTAATTCATATTCCCTTCGCTAATTCTTTTAACGTGTAACAAATCGCGCATTTTTTGACTTGAAAATGCCGTGTATCCACATATCTTTTTCCCGTAATGTTCTGGGATTATTCCTTGTTTTTTAAAATTTTCATAATTTGAAATATAGCCGCTTATAATTTGGTTCAATTCCTCTTTGTCTTTAATTCCTTCGCAGGCCCAGTCAATTTTTGTACACTCATAAAATTTGAGAAGTTGTTTCTGATGCTCTGATGGCATCGTTATAATTGTTGACTCATTGAGAATAAGCACTTGGCATGGCCAGTATATGCCTTCATTTTTCTGCATGGTTTCAAAACTTCCATTGGCCCATGCGATGACATAGGGATGAGCCATCTCAATCAGTTTTTCCCTGGAATAATCAACTCCAGGATTTGAACCGGATTTAATCAAAGCTCGCTCTATGTTTGCAGCGAACATAACGACAATATCTTCTAGGGAGGTTGCTTTCATGGAGTCAAGAACCTCAATCAGCGGGGCACTTTTCATTGGACTAGCCTTTTTTTCATCGTTGTGACTCTATTATCAGCGTTTTATAAAACCTCAGCTCCCCCAGCGTGCCCCGGATATCCGCGAGCGCCTCATGCGCCTTCTCAGGCGGCGTCCAAACCGGGAGGTCCGGCCGCCACATCTTCAGCGTCTGGCGTAGCACGGCTGCGTCCAGGTGACCGCCATGGTGGAAGAGCTCGTCAAATGCGGGCATTTGCGCCCGCATGAAGGCGCGGTCGAAGTGGAAATTGGATCCACCGAGCTGCGGGCGTTTGTCACCCTCGCCGCGGTGCGCCAGGATGAATGCGCTGAGCTGTTTCTCGGCTTCCGCCAAGCTGATCCCGTTATCCTTGCAGCGCTGCAGCAGGCCGCTTTTGCCGTGAACCTTGACGCTCCAAGGATCCCAAGTGCTCACGTCGCCGGCTTCGAGAGTCACGACCAGGTGCGCCACTTCCTCGAGCTCCTCTGTCACGGCCAGCACCGCCACCTCGAGAATCAGGTCAAGGTGAGCTCGCAGCCCAGAGGTCTCGATGTCGATCAGGAAAATCATTCAGTGGCCTCAGAATCCGCCACGCCAAGCACGCGGGCGTAGATCGCCAGCGTGTCGGTCTTCTTCAGCAGCCTCGGGAACCCCGGCGCGCTCTCATTGTCGGCGAAAATCCACAGGCCCCATTTCTCGTCATTGCCGCGGTAGACCAGGCGCTTGCAGGTGACCGAGTGGCCTTCGTCGAGAGAGATCAGGGCCATCTGGCCAGAGGGGATTTCAGCCCGGATAACGGTCATCGGCACGCCTTGGCCGGGGCCGAGCAGGAGAGGTGATGCCAAAGGCCGGCAGACGACGAGATCGCCGTCTTGAATCGAGGGCTCCATCGAGTCCCCTGTGATGCGCACCAGTCCGATGCTGTTATCCCGTTCCCAGCCGCGAATTCGAACCTCGAGCGGCTCCCCTGCTTCCATGAAGCCGCCGGCACCAGCCGCGGCGCTCTCCCAGTAGGGCGTTTGGGCGCCGCTGACTTGAAGCTGCGGGAAGCGAAGTGCTTCGGGCTCGGGACGCGGGGGCGGCTCCGTCTTGCGGGATTGAGTCGCCTCGGCAACAAGCTCCGGTTTTCCTGGTGCGGCTGCGGGCTTATTGAGCCAAGTGTTGATCAACTGAGTGAGCAAGGGCAGAACGCTGGCGTTGCTGTCTTCCAGCTCACAGAGACGGGCGTACAAGGGGCGCAAGCTGGGCCGAATCTCGGCGGGGGAGGCTTTCTCTGTGGAAGCTTGTGGCTTTTGCCTGATCGTAGAAAGTACGAGGTCTCGTTGACTGGGGCGCACTCCCTCGCCGTTGAGCCAATTTCTAATTGACCCTTCCCTGACCTTAAATAATTCAGCCGCAGCAACATTGGAGAGGCCCTTGGCCTTTATCCAGTTGCGAAGCTCTTGCTGTTCCTGTTCTGTGAAGTTCATGCTTCAAGCTTAATGCTTGGGCAAAAAAAGGGAAGAAAAAAGGTTTGAAATGGGCTTGAAGTTCGCAGAATTGCGAGGTAATATGGGGTATCTCGCAGTTCTGCGAGAGAGTAACGGAGCCCCAAAAAATGAGTGACAAGACCAGGCTTTACGCCTCAGTCGACAAGGTCGGCGAGGTGATGGCCTTCGCCAAAGAGAACGGACTGAAGCAGCAAGCGGCCAGCGATCGAGTGATCGCCGCCGGGCTGAAAGTCCTGAGAAAGAAACCCAAAACCAGGAGGTCGCCGCAATGGACGCCGATCGAATGATCCGCAAGGACCGCAGCCAGGCCGTGCAAATGGTCCGCAAGGATTCCGGCAAAGCCCCGGAGCAAATGGTCCGGAAGCCGGCCAAGCCGGAGCCACGGCAAAACCCTAAACCTGCTTGATCCATTCCTTCCTCCCTGTTGCCGACAATCAACACTCTCCGGCCTTTTCTGGCGGATGAGCCTCAGCAGGGGGTACATCGCCGAGCTCCACTGAGCAGGCTTTTTGAACAGCTTACACCCCATCTCAATGAACCAGGAGACACGCATGGAATCTCAAAACACCCGCACCCGCAAAGTCATGAAACGCGCTTGCCGCGGCGAAGGCACCGCCGTCATCGCCGCAGCCATCGGCATGCATCCCGGCACCATCAGCAACCAGATCAGCGGCACCTTGCCTTATGAGCCCCTCGGCAAGACGCCGAACCTGATCGACTCCGCCATCAACTTCATGCACGCCACCAAGAACGACGAGCTGCTCAGCTACGTCGCCGGCCACTTCGGTTTCATCCTGGTGCACAATCCCGCCCTCAGCCCCGCCGCATCGGCCCGCGAACCCTTCACCAAGCTCACTCGCGAATTCCTTCACATGCTGGAAGAGACCAACGAATCCCTCAGCGATGGCAAGATCACCGGCGCCGAAGCCGAGAACATCCGGCACTACTGGGAAATCCTGAAGCGCACCGGCGAAGAGTTCGTCCTGGCTGCCGAGCGCGGCGCTTACTGCCCGGTCAAGGCCTGATCCATGAAAGACCCGATCGCCATCCGTGGCCATCTCCTGGTCTGCAAAGGCTGCGACTGCGAGGTCGAGCTGAAGAACCTCCCCATCGATCCCTTCCAGCGCTGCTGGGAAATCCTCCGCCACGCCCGCGACTTCGCGGTTTTCCATCATCACCCAGAGCTCAAAAAGAACGCCCCGGCTGTTACGACCAGCCGAGGCGCATGAACTCAAGGTCTGACCCGATGAGCGACGCAAGTTTACCACCCCCTCACAAATCTGCCAAGGCCCATGAGAAGTGGTGGCAGCGGGAAAGCGCCGAAGAGGCCATCCTGCGCCACCGCGCCAAGGTGAAATCCATCCTGGAAGAAGCCATCAAAAACGGCACTGCCACCGACAGCCTCTGCCAGCACTGCCAGGAATTCATGGAGCGCAGCGAGCTCTGGCTCAAAATGGCCCGCGAGAAGGCCGCCACTGCCACCTTCACGTTCCTCATGTTTTTCATCATCGCCCTCACCCCCTTTGGCATCGCCGAAACCATCCGCCTCTTCAACCAATTTCTTGACACCGGAGTCCTGCCATGAATTGCACCTGCATCCCTGATCTCGAAGCCCAGCTCAAGGCTGACGTCGCAAAGGGAAAAATCCTCGCTCTCAAGGGCGCCAAGCTTATCGACGTCAAATGCGAAAATACAGACTTCAAGATGAGCCCATTCCCTGCGGGGAAAGGTGGAGCAATGCTGATGGAGAAGATCTTCATCACCTTCTCGGTTATTTGGAGTCGGGGAGAGCCATATCCAGTCCAGATGGCTGCCCGGTTCTGCCCGTTCTGTGGCAAGCCGACGGAGGGCTGAGCCATGGGCACAACTTCGGGCAAGGACCCCCAGCTTATTTGCTGGCAGATTGAAAACATCCACCGCGAGGACCCCCTCTTTGTCCTTGGGCATGAAATCGAAGAGACCCCCCACTACTTCCGGATCACTCGTTATGGGCATGAAGTGAGCTGCCACCCCTATGCCACGATCATCCAGATTAAGAAACTGCATCCTCGCGACCTAGAGCTTCTCAAGTCTGAGGGGGTGATCCATGATCTATGGCCTCAATGCTGAGAGAGCTGCAGCGCTGGGTGTCGTGCACCATCAGCGTCGAGGCGAGAAAACTCAGAGAGTTTTTCTTCCTGGGCAAAAACAGCTCATAGGACTTCATGACTTCACCTTCAAGAACTCCAGCAACAAGAATGGGTTTGTAGAAATTTTCCTTCTTGCCACTGGCATGGGTGAAAACCACATCGCCAAGCACGGGGTACAGCGATCGAGACCAATTCGGCAGCGTTGCATCGAAGGTGCCCGCCCCGAGTTTTCGCAAAGCTCCGTCCTTAGCGACGACGACCCACTTCAGGGCTGTGAGAGATCGACGTTCCCACTCGCTACGAGGCCTTTCGAGCTCCTCACGCTGTTTTCTTTCTGCTGCCATTCTTTGCTCCATTTCCTCTTCGGTTTCTGGCTCGTCCTCAAACATCTCTTCGTCATTCATCACTTGCCTCCTTGGTCTTGCAGATATCGGCCCATTGAACGGGTTACAAGATAGCACCAAGAGCTTCACTCTTTCCAATTTTTTGTTTTGTAGGACCCAATCTATGCACCACTCCCCAGACATGACAGCCGAGATCCTCGACGCCCTCCGCGCCGATCCTCAGCTGCAGATGAAGACCAAGGGCAAGATGCTCCGGGGCAAATGCCCCGCCTGCGGCGCCTTGGAGCTCTTCATCGCCATCGACAAACCCTGGCAGCTCAAGTGCGGACGCGAGGGTAAATGCGCCCACGTCGAGAGCACTCGCGAGCGCTATGCGGACCTGTTCAAAGACATCTCCAAACGCCATCCCCAATCGCAGGCCCGCCCGAACGCCGCCGCCGATGCCTACATGGTGCAGCAGCGCGGCTTCGATCCGCAGCTCTGCGCCGGCATGTACAAGCAGGAATGGCGCCACGGCCACGCCACCGTGCGCTTCCCCATCGGCCCGGAGCTCTGGTGGGAGCGCATCATCGACGAATCCTCCGTCAAGGCCGAAGGCAAGAAGGCACACTTCCCCTACGGCTCCAGCTTCAAAGACAAAGGCTGGATTCCCCCCGGCCAGACCATTGAGCCAGGCGACCGCGTCTGGATCACCGAGGGCATCTTCAAGGCTCTCGGCTTCTATCACCTAAAGGTCGGGGGCAAGCGCCTGAAGACCATCAGCGCCATGAGCGCCAACAACCTGCCGCGGGAGATCATCACCGCCCACAAGGGCAAAGGCGTGCGCTGGATCCTCGCCAATGATAACGAGCCCGCCGGCATCAGCTACGCTCAGAAGTTCGCCAAAGAGCTCCGCGCCATGGGCGAGACCGTCGCCATCGCCCTGCCCGAGGGCGGCAAGAAGAAGGTCGACTGGGATGATCTTTACAGAGCCGGCCGTCTGACTGAGGACTACCTCGCCGAATCCCTCTGGCGCGGCCTGCACCAGCTCGCCGAGACGCCCCTGATGGAGGCCTTCTGGTTCTTCGCCCGTTTCAACCGCACCGCCCACCACGTCTTCAATCACGGCGGCGGCGTTCATTCCCTGCGAATCCGCACCGAGAAAGACGCAGCCCACCTCGCCAAGGTCGAAGAGCTCAGCGAGCCAGACGTCCTGCGAGACTTGTGGGTTGAACCAGACGCTTTCGAAGAGGCAGACCTGGCGAAGTACGTCGGGCTCTTCACTGCCGTTTTCAATCTCTTCCGCATCTCCAACTGCGCCCCCGAGTTCCTTTACATCGAGCGCGACGCCCTTACCGACGAGCAGCTCTACTTCTTCCGCTTCCAGTTCATCTCCGGCAATGCCGAGCAGACCGCCAGCTTCGATGGCTCCGTGCTGGAAAGCCCGGCTTCCTGGAACAAGGCCCTGCTCAGCAAGACCCCCGGCGGAACTTTCGACGGCACCGCTTCAGACTGGAAGAAGATGAAAGAGACCTGGTTCGATTCCCGAATCAACTCCGTCACCACCATCCCCTTCGTCGGCTACGCCAAAGAGTTCGGCGCCTATGTCTTCCCCACCATCGCCTATCATGGCTCGAAGCGCCTCGAGCCCAATGATCAGGGCTATGTCGTCGCCGGCAAGCACCAGCTCAAGTGCAGCGCTTCCGGCGTCGAGCTCGCCACCTCCACCAACTTCGATGGATCCTGGTTCCCCGATTTTCAGGCCTGCTTCGGCAATAACGGCCTGGTGCTGATGTCCTGGTGGCTCGGCACCCTCTTTGCCGAGCAGATCCGCGGCGTTCACAAGAGCTGGCCCTTCCTGGAGTACACCGGCGAGCCCGGTGCCGGCAAGTCCTCACAGCTTGAATTCATGTGGCGCCTGGTCGGTCGCGAGGGCTACGAGGGATTCAACCCCGCCGCCGCTTCGCATGTCGGCCGCGCCCGGAACTACCAGCAAGTCGCCAACCTTCCCATCGTCCTCCTCGAGGGCGACGCAGGAAACGAAAAGAAGCGCCTGGACCTGGGCGAACTGAAGACCTTCTTCAACGGCAGATCCATCCGCGCCATCGGCGTCGCCAAGCGCGGCGCCACCACCGACGAGCCGCCCTTTCGCGGCGCCCTCCTGGTCAGTCAAAACGACACCGTCAAGGGCGAAAAGTCCGTCCTCTCCCGGATCGTCCACTGCCACGTCACGAAGGCCGGCCACTCTCGCGAGCTCGCCGCCGTCGCCCAGCGCCTCATCTCCATCCCCACCGACAAACTCTGCGGCTGGATGCACCGCGTCCTCAGCATGGGCGACGAACTCCTCGAAGGCTACAAAACCGCCTACGCCACCATCGAGGCGAAATACTCCCGGCTCGCCCGCGGCCTCGATTCCCGCCTCATTCTGAACCACGCCCAGATCGCCGCCTGGGGCTACCAGCTCGGCCGAGTCTTCGGCCCCGATGTCTTCCCTGTTGAAACCTGCCGCCAGATCGAAGAGTTCCTCTGGCAACGCGCCCTTGCCCGCCACGACTACATCGAGGGCGACAACCCCTTCATCACCGAGTTTTGGACCCTTTTCGACTACGTCGAGAGCGAGTTCGCCAAGGATGGCCGCAATCGCGAGCCTCTGAACCTCACCAAGGATCCCGGACTGATCGCCTTTGACCTAGCCGAAGTCGCCCGCTGGATCGGCGAACACGGCCTGAAGCGCTACTCCGTCACCGAGCTGCGCGATCAGCTCAAACAGTCCAAGTCCCGCCCCTTCGTCAAGGTCGGCACCATCTCCAGCAACCGCGGCGGCTCCAAGCACGCTTGGGTCTTCAAAAATCCGGAGGGCGCCCATGCTCAAGCCCAATAAGGTCCCCCTTCAAGTCCTCGCCGAGTACGACGGCATGACCCTTGGCATGCTTCGCACCCTGCTCGCCATCCGCGACAGGCCCGGCCGAACCATCGTCGAGCTTGCCGAGGAAATGCAGCTCGACGCCAAGACCGCCCAGTTTCATTGCCGCGCCCTGCGCCGCACCTGGCGCCGCGTCGCCCTTGTGCCTCGGCCTCTTCGCCCGGACTTCCGCCCCGCGACACCCGTTCTCCGGCGCACCGTCGCGGATCAGCCCCCATTGATCACCTGCGAACGCAGCCAGATCGATCGCCGCCACTACGAAGTCCGCCTCAGCCCCGCCGGCATTGCCTTCATCAAAAACCTCAAGGAAACCCTGCCATGAATTCCATCTTCTTCGCCAACTTCAACTGCCCCACCTGCTATCGCGGCAGCCAGTCCCTGCAGATGAACGCCGAGCTCTTCAACTACGACCCCGCCTTGGCCGCTGCCCACGCCCGCCGCGAAGTGGTCGAGCGCCAGCAGCGCCGCTGCACCCGCTGCGCCACCCCGCTGGCCCTGGAAGCCATCGTCCCCCACGGCGTCTTCCCGTCCCTGGTTCATCAAGAGGAGCAAGGCGCATGAAAACCGAGCTCTCCGCCCTCCTCAAGTGCCCTCGCTGCAGCGCCGTTCGCGTCATCCGCACCAATCTCAGCCAGCATCTCAGCCTCGCCGAGGCCAATCATCACCTGAACAAAAACCAAGGCGCATGCCCCTGCGTCGCCCCCATCGTCCCCCAAAACCAAACACTGGAGCTCACCATGTCAGACCTGCGCCCCACCTTCATCTTCGAGCCCATCCGTGTCACCGCCGATGTCCCCTGCAACATTTGCCACGCCATCATCCCCGAGATGGCCGAGGCTTTCTCCCTTCTCGGATCCCCTCATGTCTGCCCCAATTGTGTGCAGGCTTCCAAAGCCAAGTCACCCCCGCCGCCGGCGCCGATTCAATTGGTCAGGCAGAGGCCGCAGGCTCTTCCTGTTTTTCACTACAAAGAGTGAATAATGAGCCCCCCGCTGGCATCGGCGGGGGCTCGTACGTAGTAAGTGACAAAGGGGGTCAGTCTTCGTCATTAAGATCTTTTGCGCATTGTGCGCTGCAGCACCCATCGCTACGTACTGCCGCACATTGATCATGCATCGGCAGACCGCAGGAGACACACAGAAGTCCTTTGTCGATTGACTCTTGTGTCTTGACTGATACGCCGCAGCTCGGGCATTGGCTCAAATCGTTATCAGGTAGTTTTAAGTTTTGCATTTTCTCTCCTTAACTTTTTTGCTCTAAGTTTTTATCGTTTCAAGGTGTCAATCGTTGCAGCCAACGCGAACTTGATCAGCTCCGACATGGCCTTGAGATCTTCGATGCTGTTGATCTGCACCCGGAGATTGGCCGTTGAAGATGCTTCGAGCTGCGTGAATCCTGCCGGGATCAAGGCCTTGGCTTTCTCGATCTTCTCTCCCTCAAGATTGAAGCCAATCCACTTGGTCTTTTGTTCACAGATCAAGCGGGCAACCCACCAGGCTGGCTTGTTGAGGTAGACGCCGAAATAGGCGGAAGTGTCCTTGTACTCGAGGCGGGCGCTGTCTTCCTTGCGCAGCGACGGATCGAAGACCGTGGCTCCGGCGAAGTTGGCGTCGAATACCTGCTTCATGATCGCGAAGCCCTTGAGCTCGTTTTCTGTGGTGATGATCCCGTTCTCCCCCTGGGCCGCCGCCGCTGCCGGGGCCGCCTGCAGGGGCTCCGCGATGGCCGGAGGCGAAGCCGGGATGACGCGTTCAGCGGCGGCGCTATCCATCGCCGAAAGCGAGCGACGCACAATGCTCCGGGTGACGCTTGTCAGGCCATTTTTGACGATCGGGCGGAAGCGTTCCACCACCGCCGCGGTGACTCTGGTTTCCGTGTGAATCTCTTCTTGGCTCAGGACCCAGCGAACCAGGGCTTCGCTCGGATCTCGGTCTTGCAAGTCAAGCTCCCGGCGGAGGATCTCGGCGATCTTGGCGGTGAACAGAATGTCAGTGGCCAGCTTCCGGATGCTCTCGTGATTGAAGGCTGATTTCATAAAGTAATCGAAGACTTCGAGGCCCTGATCGAGGCTGTCAAACTTCGCGATATGGAAGGGACGAGTATCCATCATGTTGGGCGCTGTGCAATCGGTATAAAAACGCCATTCCAAGCCATTTGTCAGTATGCCAAGCGTGACGGTTGGAGTGGAATTAAAGTAGCGGCTGAGTTGGCCCGGGGCGGATGGGTCGTCTAAGGAGACTTCTAGGGCTTTGGCTTCAATGAAAATTCTTGGTTCGCCGTTCAGCAAGATCGCATAGTCAACTTTTTCTTGTTGGCCATTTCGTTTTTGCAGCACGAAGTCGGCTCCGTATTCAGGCCGGACTTCATCTGGGTTGTAAATGTCGTAGCCAAGTGCCGTGATGATTGGCAGTATAAGAGCTTGCTTGGTCGTCTCTTCTCCACGCCCTTTCACGGCTGCAATTCGTCCCATGACTTGATCAACGGTAGTTTTGAGATTGGACATCTAGGGCTCCTTGGTGGTTTTTGACGCTCATTAGGGGGAACTTAAGTCGCGATTGTTACTCTGGGCAATTAATAGCCGTCGATTGACGGCTATTTTTATTTTATAACAAATCTTTATTAGCTTATAAACAGGCTAATTTATTGAGGGGGAAGGGAGAATCCACCAACACACCGGAGACCCCCGCCATGCGCATCCACCAGGGCGACTGCCTGCCCTTCATGAAATCCCTTCCCTCTGCCTCTGTTGACCTGCTGCTCACCGACCCGCCCTATTTCCGCGTCAAAGCCGAGGCTTGGGACCGGCAGTGGAGCGACGCCGACGCCTTCATTGCCTGGATCGGCGAACTTTGCCAGGAATGGCGCCGCATCCTCAAGCCCACCGGCACCCTCTTCGTCTTCGCCTCGCCGCAAATGCGTGCCCGGGTCGAGCTCGAGGTGGCGAAGCACTTCCAGATCTTGCCGAGCATCACCTGGGCCAAGCCGCAAGGCCGGCACCTGGGCTGCTGCAAGGCCGAGCTGCGCAGCTTCTTCCCGCAGACCGAGGCCATCATCTTCGCTGAGCCCTTCGGCAGCAAGAACCGGCATCAGCGCAAGGTCGGAGAGAGCTGCGAGCCCGTGCGCCTCTACCTGGTCGAGGAATGGACCCGCGCCGGCCTCACGTCCAAAGACGCGAACCAGGCCACCGGAACCAGCATGGCCGGGCACTGGTTCGGCCGTTCCCAGTGGGCCTTGCCCTCGGCCGAGAACTACGCCGCCCTGCAGGCCTTCGCCGCGGCGCACGGCAAGCAGGCCCTGCAGCGAGACCACGCCTCCCTGCGGGCCGAAGTCGAACAGCTCCGCCCCGTTCTCTCCCGCGCTCATTCCGAGCTTGCCGCCGAGACCGAGCGCAGCCGCCGCCCCTTCGCCCTGAGCAAATCCTCGCCGCATCATACCGACGTCTGGACCTTCCCGCCCGTGCAGCCCTATCCCGGCAAACACCCCTGCGAAAAACCTGCAGCCATGCTGGAATTCATGATCGAAACAGCCAGCCGCCCCGGCGACCTGGTCTTCGACCCCTTCCTGGGCTCTGGCGCCGTCGGCCTCGCCGCCCAAAAGCTCGGCCGCGACTTCCTTGGTTGCGATCTGGATCCGCACTGGTGTGAGTATGCGAGGGCGAGGCTGAGGAAACGCAACGCCGCCTGATCACATCCCCCGCTTCAGCCGAGGCGGGGGATTTTCTGTGACTCATCTAAAATAAAAGTTCATCGAGACTCTGGACAATTTGCCAATCAAGAGGTTATATTCTTGAAAATCCAAGCAACCAAAGGAGGCGAGTATGATTCAACTGAAACTGACGCGCCCCTCCGACGAATTCCTTAGCTGTGTGTGGCGCTTCTTTCTTGACGGGGTGCTCGTGATCGCCATCGCGGCCCCCTGCTATGGCGCCTACTTCTACTTTGCCCGCCCCGAGCGCCCCTCACCAGGCTATGTGCGCACGCCGCCAGGCAAGATCGTCAACTGTCCGACCTGCAAAGGCACTGGCGACAATCCTGACCCGGCGAAATATCCGGGGCAAAGAAGCTGCCCTTTCTGTTGTGATGGAAGGGTGGAGGTTAGACAGTGAAACAATTTAAATCACGGGTGTTTTTACAATGAATCTTTTTGATTTGATTTCTTGGGTTAGTTACGAATCAATTAAGCCATATCTTGAAGGAACCTACTTTGTTGTTGGTGCGTTTCTTCTTATGGGTGTTATTGTTTCCTATTGTCAGCTTAAAGAGTTCAAGAAGGATTTAAAGATACGGAATCAAAGAATGGCCATGGAAAAGGCTCTAGATTTAGGTAAAGAATTTTGTGGAATTATGAATGGATTTCCTGGATTAGCTTCTGGTTCCAGCAAGGAGGAAGTCGGGGATTTTACGATAAAGTCTTTAAGTTCTAAGCCAACGCAGACTAGACGTGAGTTAGCACAATCTCTTTCTGCAAACCTTAATGCTTTGGAGTCACTTTCAGTCTGTGTGCAGTGCGGAATTGCTGACGAGGATCTAGCTTTTAGGTGTTTTGGCGGAGCATTTTGTTTAATAATCGAAGATCATTACGACTTGATCGTGATATCGAAAGATCAAGGGGTTCCGGATGCATTTGCTGAAACTATTGAACTTTATAAATTCTGGAGCAATAAGATAAAGAGATTAAAGCTTGACTCAATACCTGTGACTAAATCCAGGCCCCCATTTGGAGTAGGGTAAATTTCCAGGTAATTTCAAGGCAATCAGCAATAGAAAACAGGAGACTTAACATGAGCTTTCAGACCCGAATGACCGAAGATTTGATTAAAATTGCCGGTGCTGGTGGAGGCTTTCATCTTAACGCAAGTACTAGAATGACGAATGATCTAGTTCGGATTGCCGCTGCTGCATCGACTTCCGGTGCGAAGCTTGTTTTTTCGGGCATGTCAACGAGAATGACCGATGATTTGGCTAGGATTGCCAGTGCAGGAAAGGGTAATGTAGTGTTTGGTGATTGAAATCCATTCACGCCGCCTCCCCAAAGCTGACCCGGACCCCGCTGGCGCCATCGCCGCGGGGTCTTGTCAACCCCTCGTTGATCAGCGCGTGCATGATCGCCCAGGCCACGTCGGCGTGGCCGGTGGTGCTGGATCGCTCGGCGTAGAAGGTCATGCCACCGCCGCCGGTGGCGGCTCGCTTGATCATCATGAAGGCTGCGGCGATGTCGCTGTGGCAGGAGTCCCAAGCGATGCGGCCTTCGCCGATGATGCTTTGCGCCTTCAGCACCAGGTTGGTTTTGCTCTGCTGGCCGTAGTTGATCGAGGTGGCGCGGGGGAAGAAGGACTGCACCATCTCGAAGACGCCGGAGCCGGGGCCGGTGACGTCGATGCCGATGTATTCGACCTGGTATTTCTCTGTTAGAGATTTGATCACGTCTGCCTGCTCTTCCCAGCGGGTGCCGTAGAGCGTGATCTTCTCGAGGAGCAAGAACTTGCCGCGGGTCTTTGCGGGGGGCGCAAGAACCACGATCGCGGCGCCGTCGATAGTGCGGCTGGGGTCGTAGCCGATCCACACAGGGCCGAGCCAGCCGCCGCCGACTTTCAGCCATTCGGAGGAGTCGGCGAGGCAGGTCTCGAGCTCGGCGAAGCGGAAGACGCTGCCGCTGTCGTCGATGAACTCGCAAAGGAAAAGCTGGCGGAACGCCTCGGGGGAATACTCCAGCTTGAGCTGCTCTATGTCGAAGAGGTTGCAGCCCTGCCGCTCGGCGTCGATGAGGCTGATGATGCGGCGCCAGCAGCCGTCGCCGGCGGACCAGCGGGCGCCCTGGTGCAGCTCCTCCTCGCTGAGCATCGGGATGCGGGCCTTGCTGGCCTTCTTTTGCCGCTCGTTGAACTCGTCGCCGGACCAAACGGGATAAGCGGCGTGCGACTTGGCGGAAGGCGTGCTGAAATAGGTCTTGGTCCACTTCTTTTGCGATGCCATGGCGCCGGCCAGTTTGTTGAGCTTGGCGAAGCCCGGGATCCAGAAATATTCGTCGACGTAGACGTCGCCGTGGAATCCTTGCGAAGTGGTGGAATTCGTGCTCAGGAAGTAAAGCGTCGCCACACCCTTGGGCGTGATGATCTCGACTTTGTCCTTGCCGGTCAGCTCGATGCCGAACCAGTCGAGGGCGTAGCCCTTGATGTACTCCCGGAAGATGTCGCTTTGTGCTCGGCTCGCGCTCAAGAAGACCTTATTGCGCCCGGTGCAAAGCGCGTCGGCGAAGGCTTCCCGGGCGAAGTAGAAGGTCAGGCCTATCTGGCGGGATTTGAGGATTTGCCTTACCCGTTCCCGCCGCACCGCCCAGAGCTCTTTCTGATAGTCAAACAGGCCGGACCAGAAGTGATCCATGACGGATTCTTCACTGATGCAGCTGAAGTCATTCTTCTGGCTCTTGCTCTTCTTTTTGCGCTCGCCGCGCTCTGCGCTTCCCGCAGGGCTTGCGCCTTCCGCAAGCGGGGTCGGTGCCTTGCTGCGGGCCTCGATCTTGGCAAGGCGGTCGATGACGCCGACGAGCGCGTCGATCTCCTGGAGCTCTCCCGGGCCTTTGATCTCGCGATTCAGCAGCAGCTGCAGGCGGTGATGCGCCACATAAAGCGAGCTCTGCTCGTTCAGGACCTCGCCCCACATCTCGGTCTTGATCCAGGTGTACAGGGTGCGCCTGTTGATGCTCAGAAGCTCCTCGATCTCGGTCACCTGGCAGCCTTGCAAATACATCTTCCTGGCTTCGAGCTTTTGTTCGTCGGTATAGGTCATTTCGAAATCCCTTTTGTTGACTTCGATTTTATCGCGATTCCTGCCGCCAATGGTGCGGAAATCCGGGTTTGAAAGTGCGCTAAAGTGCGCTGACGAGCGCAGCGCACTTTCGTGCACAAGTCCAGAGACAAAAACACTTTGCGGACGGTTGAAAGTCGCTGCATTATGGAGCCACAAGACACGCACCACAGTGCATCAACACAAACCTCAAGGGGCCACGATGGCAGCTAAAATTTCACTCCTCACCGACTGGGTGAAAGTCGCGAAGTCCGGTAAAACGGCAGACGGCAGGAAGATCGACGCCGCGTGGCTGAAAGATGCCGCCGCGACTTATAACCCCGACGATTACACGGCAGTCATCAACTACGAGCATCTGGGCGGCAACTTCGGCGCGGTTCGCGAGCTTCGCACCACCGCCGCTCCTGGTGGCGAAACCTTCCTCGAAGCCCGTCTGCAGCCGAACTCCGCAATGCTGAACATGACCCAGAGCGGCGCCAAGGCTTTCTCCAGTGTCGAGCTGATTGCGAACTTCGCCGGCAGCGGCAAGTGGTATCTCACCGGCCTTGCCCTCACCGACACCCCCGCTTCTCTCGGCACCACCGAGCTGCGATTCATCAAGATTCCCGAAGGCAAACGCCCTGAAGTCTGTGAGTCTCTTGAGGTCGATACCTCCAGCTTTGCTGTTACTGCTGCCTCCGAATCTGACGAAGGCCTGATGAAAAAAGCCCTCGCCATCCTCGCCCCCCTCTTTGCCTCCAAAACCCAAGAACCCCAAGCACCCAAGGATCCCGCCGCCATGACTCCCGAACAACTCAAGAAACTCGAAGATGGCCAAGCTGCCGTCGTCGCCGCCGTCACCAAGCTCACTGAAACCTTCGCCGCCAAGCCGCCCGTCGCTGACAAGGCCCCGCCCGCTGCCGAGCCCGCCAAGGTCGAAGCCGCCGGCATCACCAAAGAGCAATTCTCCACCCTGGAGAAATCCACCTCCGATCTTGCCGCTTCGGTGAAAACGCTGACCGAACAATTCGCCGCCGCGATGAAAGGTCAGCCCGGCACCAAGCCGCCCCCTCACGAGGGCTCGGCCGACGCAGACGAATCCTTCGTCTGAGGTGCCAACTATGAAATTCCTTTCCCTCATCCTCAGCGTCCTGGCGCTGGCCTTCATCGCCAGCTGCGCCACGGCCGACAACCCCCAGCGCCTCGGCGGCGTCACCATCTCCGGCAGCTGCGTCTTCATGGACGTTGGCACCATTGCCAAGAACGGTGACAACTCGGCCGCTTCGCAGCAGACGCCGCATAACGACATCAAGCCGGATCTCAACGCCAACCTGATGAAAGGCTCCGGCGGTGCCAGTGCCGTCGCCGTCGCCGCGGTCGAGGCCGCCGCCGCTCTGAAGCGAAACCTTGCGGATCCCGCACCTGCGCCCGCACCGGCTCCCGCGCCGCAACCTCAGCCGGTGCCTTTACCCGCTCCTCAACCGTCCCCGGCCCCCAAGCCTGACGCCGCGCCGATCAGTCCGGCCGCCTGACGCCTTCCCTGTTCAAATCCCCCCCACCCGCTTCCAGAAACACCCGGAGATCATCCCCATGCGCATCGAATCCCGCAAATTGTTCAACGCACTGCAGAAGGCCATGGCCCAAGCCTATGGCACCGAGAACGCCTCTCAGCAATTCACCGCCACCCCCTTGATGGCTCAGACCCTCAATGACGCCGTTCAGAAGAGCAGCGGCTTCCTCAGCCGCATCACCATCGCCCCCCGCCCGGACTTGGTCGGCGAAGTCCTCACCATGTCGATCCTTTCCAGCGTTGCCGGCCGCACCGACACCAGCTCCTCCGGTGAGCGTTCGCCGCAACAAGCCGGCGCCCCCAATCAGACCCGCGCCTACGCCATGAAGCAGCATAACTACGACACGGCGATGAAATACTCCCTGATCGACAGCTGGGCTCGCTACCCCGACTTCCGCAAGCGCTACTCCGCCGCCATCCAACAGCGCATCGCCCTCGACCGCCTGATGGTCGGCTGGTACGGCATGAGCGCCGCCGCCACCACCGACCGCGTCGCCAATCCCAAGCTGCAGGACGTCAACAAGGGCTGGATCTACGACCTGAAGACCAACAAGCCCGAGCACTACCTCAGCCCCACCGGCGCTGGCGCACTCGGCCAGATCAATCTCGGCCCCACCGGCGATTACAAGAACCTCGACCACCTGGTCTTCTCCCTGTTCTCGCTTATCGCCGAAGAGCACCGCACCGGCAACGAAGTCGCCATCATCGGCCAGGGCCTCGTCACCTGGGAAATGGGCAAGCTCCTCGCTGAACACGCCGGCACCCCGACCGAGAAAAACGCCATCAAGGTCCTCGGCAAGTCTTACGGCGGTCTGGAATCCGTCGTCGTCTCCAACTTCCCCGACAACGGCCTCCTGATTGTCGACCCCGCCATGCTTCACATCTACTTCCAAGATTCGAGCGTCCGCCGCCAGTCGGTCGACAACCCGAAGAAGGATCAGGTCGAGGACTACATCTCGATGCAAGAAGCCTACATGATCGAGAACCTCGAGGCCTGCGTCGCCATCGACGACAGCAAAGTTGTGATCGAAGCCTGATCTGAGGCGGGCGCAGCCTAAGAATTGCGCCCGCCGCAGCCCCAACATGAAGGCCTTCTACTTCCTCCGAGCCGTCTTTTCTGAGCTCAACCCCTTCTCTGGAGCCTCCCGATGAACCCCCATCCCAACCCCGCTTGGCGCTGGCGACAAAGCGTCCTTGATGCCAAGGCCAAGGCCGAAGCCGATGCCAAAGGCGTCGCCGCCGGCGGCCAGGAGAACCGCGAATTCGACCTGCTCCTCAGCTCGCTGGATAACGACCTCCGCCGCCTCGGTGCCCTGCCGCAAGGCTCGTCCCGCAACAAGGTGAAGGCGGAAGAGCTGATCCCGCAGTACCTGCCGCACCTCGTGAAGTACCAAGCCAACGGCGACTCCTACGCCAATCCGGTCCTGGTGCAGGTCATGATCTGGCTCTTCGACATTGGCGACATCGAGCCGGCCTTGCGACTCGCCTGTTTGGCCGCCGAGCAAAAGCAGCAGCTCCCCGAACGCTTCACCCGCCGCGACATCGCCACCTTTGCGGCAGACGCAACCCTCGAATGGGCCAAGGGCCAGCTAAATCAGAAACAGGCCATCGAGCCGCACTTCAGCGGAGTCCTCTACCTGATCGAATCTGGCAAGTGGCAGATCCACGACGCCATCCAGGTGAAGTTCCTCCGCCTCAAGGTCGACTTGGTCAAGGACTCGAACCCCGCACAAGCTCTCGAGCTCTGCATCCGCATCCTCGCCCTCGATCCCAACGCCCCGCTGAAAACCGTCATCGACAAGCTTGAGAAAGCCGTCGACAAGATGGAAAAAGACTTCGCCAAACAAATCAAACAAACACCTCCCCCCCCGGCTGCGGGTGCCTGACCGCTTGGGAAGGGCTCGCCCTAAATCCCAAACGACCAGAACACCCCCAGCTCTTTTCCCCAAGGCCCCGCCATGAGCTTCGAATACGGATTCAACACCAGGACCTTCGCCCCCTCGCCTGAACAGGTGGTGGTGACGGATTTCTGGCCGAGCGTCAATACGAAGAGCTTCCAGGCGGAATACCGGATCCCCAGTGACCTGCCGGCGGAAACGGTGGTGAGCCAGCTCAATCTCGCATTGATCACCGTGATGTCTGAGCTGGGCACTTGGAAAGCCGAGCAGGTCGCCGCCGGCTACAGCTCCCTCGCTGCCATCCCGGCCGACAAGGTCGACGAAATCAGCGTCAAGGAATGGCTTTTCCTCCGGGCCGTCTACTGCACCGCCAAGGCGAACCTGCTGCCGGAAAACCGCAGCATGAGCCGCAAGGCCGAAGCCGAGATCCTCGCCAAGTCTGACCCCGAGATGGGGCAAGACTACCACGCTATGGCCTCGGTGGCCCTGCGCCGCCTTATCGGTGTTCCCAATGTCGGGGTTTACCTCGCATGAATCCCCTCGGCCACAACTCGCTCGCCGCCCTGGTGGAGCATCTCCTCGCCCACGCCGACAAGCTCGGCGTCGACAAGATCAACATCGACGCCGAGGTGGAGAGCGGATCCACCAGCTCCGCCGGCGGCCTCGATGTCGAGGGCCTCGACGCCAAGGGGAATCCCGCCGCCGGCATCGCCTTCCTGGCCTTCCGCTACACCGCCAGCGTTTATCTGGACACTCTGCCCAGCCGCTCCGTCCCTCTGCTCTTGCTCCTGGTGCAAACGCAACTCGATCAGGACGAAAATCGCGAGCGACTGAAGCTCCCGGAACCCAAGTACCTGTTCCAGAAAGAGACCGAGACCCACACCGGCGTCGTCATCACCGCCGAGTTCTCCGACACCTTCCACCTGAAGGAAGACACGGCGGGCCTTCTGAAGCTCGACGGCAAGAGCTACTCGCTCGGCGACTACGACCTCTACATCGCCGAATCCGGCACCGTGGAGCACGCCCGCACATGATCACCATCAGCCACAAAGGACTCGACGAAGCGGTCAAGATCATTCAGCTGCTCCGGCTCTCGCCGGAGGACCTGAAGCGCCTGCACTACTCCCTCGGCAACGCCGTCGTCTCGGCTACCCGCAAGCACCTGAAGGCACAGACCACGGTCGACGGTGCGGCGATGCAAGCCCGCAAGCGCTTCGTCGCCAATCCCAAGCATCTCAGCGGCATGGCTGCGCTTAAAAATGCCCGGCTCCTGCGCCGCATGGCCGCCTCTAGCTCCCCCTTCGGCAATCACATCAAAGTTTTGCCCAGCGCCGAAGGTGGGCTGGTCACCTGGCCGAACGACATGACCGCCCAGATTGCCTACCGCCACCAGTTCGGCATCGCCGGACGCTGGGACAATCGCAGCCCCGAGGGGCAACGCGAGCTCAAGCGCTGGATCGAGCTGCAGGCGAAACAGGAAGCACGCCAGGCCCGCAGCTCCGGCAGAGTCCGCGCTCCGGCGACGCATGAGCAGGCGTCTGAATTGGTTCGCCGCGGTTTCCTGCAGAAGGTCGGCGGCGGCGGCCAGATCCGCCGCGACTACACCTGGATCCGCGCTCGCATGAGCGCCCCGCAAGCGGCCATGATCCTCCGCAAGATGGGAGCGGCCCCGGCCAAGGCGGACAAACCGCAGGCGTGGGATATCCCGATCCCGGCCCGCCCCTTCCTCGGCGTCTCAGCCAAAGAGATGCCCGAACTTCGCCAGATCATCCTCGACAAATTCACCAGCAAACGGAGATAAACCCATGGGCATCGGCAGCGTAGACATCGTCACCCTCAACAACCAAGGCGGCAGCTTTGCCGCCACTGAACGCAGCTTCCTTTTCTTTGGCGACGCCGCCAGCGACGCCCACAACAAAGAGCTGCTCACCATCGGCCCGCAGTCCGATCTTGACCTGCTCCTCGGCAGCGGTACCAGCGAGCTGAAAACCCAGCTGCAGGCCGCCATCGCCAACGCCGCGACGCCCAACTTCGTCTGCTACGCCATGCCGATCACCCCAGGAACCGACTCCTGGACGGCCCTGCTCGACAAAGCCTTCACCGAATCGCCCCAGCTCGCGATCGAGGGCGTCGTCATCTGCCACGCGATCACCGCTCAGGCCGATATCACCGCCGCCCAGACCGCGATGAACACCATGCTGAGCAAGTTCGCCGTTTACCTCTCCTGCCACATGGCCGTCGCCGGCATCAACCCGGCCACCCAGACTTGGAGCGCCTACAAGACCGCGATCAAGGCCCTCAACAACGGCGTCGCCGCGGCTCGTGTCTCCCTGGTACCGCAGCTGCACGGTAACAACCTCGGCGTCGTCATCGGCCGCTTGTGCAACCCCGCCACCTCGCTGGCAGACACCCCGATGCGGGTCGCCACCGGCGCCCTGATCGGCCTCGGCCCCAACCCGGTGGACTCCGCCGGCGCCGCCATCAACATGGCCGACATGAAGGAACTCAGCGACGCCCGCTTCTCGGTCCCCGAGTGGTACGCCGGCTACAACGGCACCTACTGGGCCGACCACATGATGCTCGATAACCAGGGCGGTGACTTCCAAGTCTTCGAGAACCTGCGGGTCATGGATTACCTCGCCCGCCGCGTCCGCATCCTCTCCATCGCCCGCATTGCCGACCGCCGCTTGAACAGCACCAACAAGAGCATCGAGCTGCACAAGACCTATTTCGGCCGTGTCCTTCGAGAAGCAGCTCGCCCGATCGTCATCGGCGCCAGCGAAATCCCCGGCCTGATCACTCCCCCGGTGGAAGGCGATATCGCCATCACCTGGCTGAGCCAGACCGAGGTCGCCATCGGCATCACCGCCGCCCCCTACAACAACCCCAAGAAGATCACGGTCTATCTCGCCCTTGATCTCAACCGAGGAGTCGCTTAATCATGGGCAAGCAACGCATCAACTCGCTGAGTTTCTCGATCACCCTCGGCGACACCGACATCCACGTCGACAAAATGTCGCTCGACATCGATGACGGCACTACAGCCACCAAGAAGAACGGCAGGCCCGACGGCTATGTCCTCGGCGAAGCCTCGGCCAAAGGGGATCTCTCGATCGACCTGGCCGAGTGCAAGAAGCTCAAAGCAGCGGCTCAAGCTGCCGGATCCTGGCAGGCCCTCGCCCCCTTCGACATCGTCGCCTACGCCAAGAGCGGTGACGACGAAACCAAAATCGAATGCTTCGGCTGCAAGATCAAGCTCAACAAAGTCCTTGATGTCGACAAAGGCAGCAATGACAAGTCCGTGCGATCTATCCCCTTCGAAGTCACCTCGCCGGAGTTCATCAACATCGACGGCGTCCCCTATCTCAAACCCCAAGATGGGAAGCAATAAGCCATGAGCAAGTCTAAGAAGATCATCCTCACCGTCGTCGACGTCGATTTCGAATTCACCGTCGGCCTGAAGGAATACGAAGATTTCCAGAACGAGATGACCAGCGGCAAGGGCCTCTCCGCGCCGTCCAAAACTCTCTTGCGCCGCACCATCAAACCGGAACAGAAAGAAGCCCTGCAAGAGCTTTGCGAGGACGGCCTTGCCGTCGAGCTCGCCGCCATGGTGGTCAACGAGTTCCGGCCCAAGGTCGAAATCTCGGTAAAAAAGTCGACGAGCTCCTCGCCGGACTAAGACAAAACGAGCTCAGCCGCCGCCGCGTCCTCTGCCGCAAATGGTTCCCCAAAGAGCCGATGAGCGAGCAGACGGTGGCGGAGGCGATGCTCCTCGAGGAGCTCCACTGGGAAAACATGAAACAAGTCGTCGCCGCCGGGATCGCCCTGGCTTTTGAAGGGGAATAAACGAGATGAGCGCCACCGAGAAACTCAGTTTTATGGCTTCTCTGATAGACAATGTCAGCAAGCCAGCTCGTGGCGTCATCGCCGATTTGAAGAAGATGCAGGATCAAGCGACACGAGGAATCTCCTCGATCACCCAAGGCGCCATGGGCATGGCCGGAGCGGGCGCGAGCCTCTACGGCATCATCAGCCCGGCGAGGGAAGTCAGCAAAGCGCTCGGGGAAACCCGCTCACTTGGCGTCGCCGAATCGGAGCTGCAGGCCCTGGAGAAGACCTCGCTGAGCTTCATCCGCAACTACGGCGGCGCGGCGGACGAGTTCATCCGTTCCAGCTACGACATCCAATCGGCGATTAGCGGCCTCCGCAATGGCGAGCTGGCGAAGTTCACCGAAGCCGGCGCGATCCTCGCCAAGGGCACCAAATCCGACGCGGCGACGATCACTAGCTACATGGGCACCATGTACGGGATCTTCGAGAAAGACGCGGCGAAGATGGGCAAAGCCGAGTGGGTGCAGCAGCTCACCGGCCAGACCGCCCTCGCGGTGCGCATGTTTAAGACCACGGGATCGGGCATGTCCGAGGCCTTCTCGGCCTTGGGTTCCACGGCTCAATCTGCCGGTATCGACATGAGCGAACAGCTCGGCATTCTCGGCACCCTGCAAGCGACCATGGGCGGCAGCGATGCGGCCACCAAGTACAAAGGCTTCCTCAACGGGGTCGGCGCGGCGCAAGGAGCGCTGGGCCTGAAGTTCGTCGACAGCCAAGGCAAGATGCTGCCGATGGTCGATATCCTGGAGAAGATCAAGGGCAAGTTCGGCAACCTCGACAAGGTGGCCGACAGCGATGCGCTGAAAAAGGCCTTCGGTTCTGACGAGGCCGTGGCACTGGTGAAGAACCTGATCGGCAAAACCGGAGACCTGAAAAACAGCATCGGCCAGCTCGGCGCGGTGCAAGGCTTCGGCCCGGCGGTCGAGATGGCCAACGCCATGGTCGACCCTTGGGATAAACTCGGCGGCAGCGTGCAAGCGGCCCGGATCCAATTCGGCCAGCTGATCGCACCGATCCTGGCGCCGATGGTGGCGCTGCTCAGTCGCGTCATCGGTGCAACCTCGGTCTGGCTCGACCAGCACAAGACGCTCGGCATGGTGCTCGGCGGCGTCACCCTCGCCGTCATTACTATCACCGCTGCGGTCTCGGCCTTTGCGATCGGCGCAGGCATCGCGCAGTTGGTGATGGTGGCCTGGACGGCTGCCGGATCGGCTTATGCTGCGGTGCAGTGGGCGATCAACGCGGCGATGGCAGCCAACCCGGTCGGCCTGGTGGTGATCGGCGTCATTGCGTTGATCGCAGCAATCGTTGCGCTGATCGCAAACTGGGGCAAGCTCAAGGCTTGGCTGATGGACAGCGCCCTCGGCAAGTTCTTCTTGGTCACATTCTTCCCCTTGATCGCCATCTTCTACGCCATCCGCATTGCAGTGGCTGTGATCGTGATGATTTTCAGTGGCTGGGTGGCCCTGATCAGCGAGGTCTGGGGCTACCTGAAAGAGACGGCCTTCATTCAGCACATGATCGAGGGCTTTCAGCTCCTGGGCTTCGTCATTCAAGAGATCTGGGGCGGCATCAAAGATTTCGGCATGGGCATTGTCAACGGCATCGCCAGCGCCTTTGACTGGCTGATGGGCGCCGGTGACGGGGTTCTCGGCTGGATTCAAAGCATCATCAGCAAGCTCGGAGACATCCCTGGCCTCGGCTGGCTCAAGGACATCAACCTCACCAGTAAAACGGAAAGCGTGCTGACGGCGGCGAAGCCGATCCCCCCTGCGACTCCCGCAAAAGCGACGATCCCCGCCGGCGGCTTGAAGAACTCCGTCACCAGCACAAACACCAAGATCGCCAACATGGGCGGCATCACCATCTACACCTCGGCCCCGCCGAACCGCGCCTTTCTCGAAGAGATGGCGCACCTGCAGACGGGGTTTAGCTGATGGCCATCTACTCCGACCTACTGATCACCAATGACGACCTGACGCTTGACGCAGACGGCCTGCCGCAACTGGTGACCGACCGCGATTGCATCGCCCAGGACATCCGGCACGCGATCCGGGACAGCGGCTACCTGCCGCCCCTGGTGGCGGAGCGGAGCCGGGAACGCCGCCAGTTGTGGATCCAAAAGATCATCCTGCTGGTGGAAGACGATCGCCGCATCCGGCCCGGCACGGTCGAGATGGAATCCGGCGGCGCCGGCATCTGGAACCTGCTCGCCGAAACCTACGAATTCGGAACCCTTTCACTCACTGCCACCGTTTCCTGAGGAATCCCCATGGCTGCCATTCTCGACCTGAACAACCTGACTCCGGCAGAAACGGAGATCAAAGCCGCTCTCACCGAGGCAGGCCTGCCGACGTCTGAAGCAGCGCTGCAGGCGGAGTTCGTCACCCTGGCGGCAAGCTCCGGCATCGCCATCACCAACACCTCGGACTATTCGCCCTTCTGGCGGGCGGTGAAGGCCATGAGCATCAAGCCGGCCGTCTGGTGTGTTGCCTTCCTGATCCGCAAGATCGTCCCCAATCTCTACGTCAAGACCGCCTCCGGCTGGTGGCTGGACTCGCTGGCCTACTCCTACGGGGTGGAGCGCAAAGCTGCGGCCACCGCAAAAGGCAAGCTCACCTTTACCCGCACCGACACCTCCGGCGCCCTGGTCATCCCCGCCGGCACCCGGGTGCGCAGCGCCGCCATCAATGGCGTGGTGCGTAAACTGAGGACCGACGCCGAGGCGGTGATGGGCATCGGCGTCAGCACCCTGCAGGTCAACGCCAGCGCCGAAGGGGCGGGCACGGCTTGGAATCTCGGCACCGGTTATTTCTCCCTCTTCGAAGACATCGTCCCCGGCGTCACCACCGTGACCAACGCCAGCGACTGGCTGAGCACGCCGGGAGCAGACGCGGAAACAGACGAGGAGCTGCGCCTGCGGGTCCGCAACCAGTTCGCCGCCGTCGGGGCCTGGCACACCGACGCCAAGTACAAATCCATCATCACCGAGCGCAGCGGCATTCGCGTCGACCGGATCTATTTCGACCACGCCATCCCCCGCGGCCCGGGCTCGGCCGACGCCTACATCGTCTTCGACGCCGGTACCACGCCCACGGCGATCCTGGCGGACCTGAACACCGCGATCACCACCGACGGCAACCACGGCCACGGCGACGACCTGCAGGTGAAGGCGATGCCGACGACCTCGAACACACTCACCGTCACCGCCTATCTCGACAGCTCGGTGCAGGGCGCGGCCCGCACCCAGATGCTGACCGACATCAGCAACTTCATCAAATGCGCCTTCCGTGAAAATACCGGCTACGACGGCAAGGTGACCAAGGTCCTGCCCTACTCCCGTTTCAGCTTCTCGCTGCTCGCCAAAGAGCTGCACGCCGAATTCCCGAAGATCCTCAGCCTGGTCTGGGGTCAATCGGACATCGTCAGCACCCTGGCGGTGCCACGCATCAACACCCTCACCGTGACGGGGGTCTAAGATGGGCGCCCCGAACATCGCCGACAAGCCGGTCACCGAGCGCGACGCCGTCGCCCTGCCCTTCTGGGAAGGCGCTGGCGAGTTCGCCAAGATCGGCGCACTCAGCCACGCCTGGTGGAACATGGTGCAGGACTGGCTTGAGGCCTTGCCACTGCAGCAGCAGGACGCCGCGACGGCGCCGCTGATCCTGGTCGACCTGATGGCCTGGCAACGCGACATCAACCGCCTGGCGAATGAGCCGGAGAGCCTGTATCGCCTGCGGGTGGTGCATGCCCTCGCCAACGCCCAGGACGCCGGCAGCAAGGGCGGCTTCGAGCGCATCTGGCAACGCCTGCAGCTCGGCTACATCGGCCAGATGGAGCGCAACGACATCACCAACTGGGACGTGATCCAGCTCGAGGTGAGCGACGGCGCAATCAGCCAGAACGGCGCCCTGATGGATGAGATCATTCGCCAGTTCGGCCGCACCTGCCGCCGCTACACCTACACCACCACCGTGCCTCGCGGCCTAGTGCTGCGGGTCTTCACCTTCGACAACGAATCCGAATACATGGTGGCCACATGATCCCTCTCGGCACCGACATCTTGCTCTCTCTAGACATGGCCCTCGAGGAGGGCGACAGCCTGGACAACTACCCGAGCATCACGGCCTACCTGTTCTTTTTCTACGGCTCGCAGCGCCGGATCGTCGCCGCCTTTGCGCTCGACGCAAACGACAGCCGCCTCGAGCCGCTGCGCACCTATCAAGCCCTGACCACCTACGAAACAGGGATCGACCTGCACCTGCCCGGCGCCGCCAGCCTCGGCAAAAACTACTGGGTCGGCAAGGAGCTGCTCCTAGAGATCAGCATGGCCGATGACGCCGGCGAGATCCAGACCCTCGACCCGATCACCCTCGACGAACGCTTTGCGCTCACCGCGAAAAAAGGAAGTCTCTGATGGCCCGCCAGATCAAGATCACCGGAGCCCGCGTCGGCGCTGCCCAAGGCAGCTCGCCGGCAGTACCTGTCGTCGGCATGAAGCGAGGGGCGCGGGGCCTGCAGGGACGCCCTTCACCATCCGCAACACCACGGTGAACACCCTCGCCCCCGGCGCCGCCGCCACCGTCACCGCCACCCCTACTGGCGCTCAAGGCCAGTTTGATCTCGTCATCGGCCTGCCCAAGGGCGACCAGGGCAACACCGGCAACCAGGGCAACACCGGCGCGACCGGACCCGCCTTCACGATCCGCAATACCACGGTGAACACCCTCGCCCCCGGCGCGGCTGCCACCGTCACCCCGACCCCGACCGGAACACCTGGCCAGTTTGATCTTGTCGTCGGCCTGCCCAAGGGCGACACCGGGGAGACGGGAGCCGAGGGCCGGGGCTATGCCATCAACATCATTGGTGCCGTCACCTTCCCGTCCGTCATCGGAGATTTCCTAACGGCCACCGTGAATGACTACGGGGCCTACACCACGGGACTCCGAGTGCGCGTCACGGCAAAAAACGGCTATCTCTGCGAGGGTGACATCACCGGAATGGATGGCGTGGCTAAAATTCTTACCATCACCGCCTCGATCATCGGCACGTCCTTTGGTGTAAAAACGGGCGCTAAAATCGGCTTGCAAGGCCTGCCGGGTGTGACCGGAGCCGCCTTCACCATCCGCAATACGACAGTGAACACCCTCGCCCCCGGCGCGGCCGCCACCGTCACCCCGACCCCGACCGGTACTCCTGGCCAGTTTGATCTCGTCGTCGGCCTGCCCAAGGGAGACACCGGACTCAAGGGAGACCAAGGCGACACCGGCAACACGGGAAACACCGGCTCGACCGGAGCCGCCTTCTCGATCCGCAACACCACGGTGAACACCCTCGCCCCCGGC